CTGCCGGCAGCTCTGGCACTGTAATACTGGCGGACCTTGCGTCCGTTCTCATACAGCGCAACCTTCTTTCTCCGAGCGTTCCTATTCGTTGATGCATTACGGCTCGATATTTCCGATCTATGCAGAAACTCGATACGAGCCGGTTTAAATGTGTCAGCGTATAATACCGGGATCCTTTTGTCTTTGTTTGGATTCCATCCCAGAAAAGCTTCGGCATATATCTTTACCGCATTTGCATCTCTGCTTCCGACGTTCACTTCAAAGTGGCTTCTGTGCTTGTAAACGACCAGATTGGAACGATTCCCGTTCTTGAAGATCCGATAAAAGCTCCCGGATCGGGTGACATACCATCTGGATCCACGCTCCTGGTGGAACAAGACTTCATTGAATGTTTCTTCTTTCTCGTCTTCCTTTTCATCATCTTCGACCAGGATGCAGCCTTTATAAGTTTCAGATCTGGCCATGAAATGCAGCAACTTTCCCGGAGTGAAACTAAGTTCCTTCATTACCTGCCTTGAATCAACATACCCTCTTATGTCAAACGTATCCGGATCTAGCATCATCAACCGCATTGCTTAGCCTCCAGAGCTTTTATCTTTTCTCTCAGGTACTCATTCTCATCTTTAAGCTTCTGAAGATAATTGAATTCATTTGCCTCGATCATATAGATCACATCCTCAAATGCCTGGAGGTATCTGCGGTAATATCTCAGCTGCTCCTGGTATTTTGTGCTGCGCTCTTCGTAGATCATCATCCACTTGATGCCGTAGTCACACTCCGGATATTTTTCTTTCAGGCTCTTTTCAAGTGTGCTCATCTTCTCGTTCAGCTGATCCACCTTCTTCCGGAAGGTCTCATAGATCCTTAGGATCGTTTTATCAGTTACTTCCTGTCCATGTATTTTCATTGCTGGATCCTCTTTTCTGTTCCGTTTTGGATCTTGGTGACGGTCTTTCCAAAACCATAGTCAACTTCGATATATTTATCAAACAGCCCGTCATATACCAGACGGCCTTTTACCGGCTTTCCGTCTAAACTGGTTGCCTCCCAGATTCCCGGTTCATATGCTTTTTCCATTTTTAGATTCCTCATTTTTTAAAGCCTTCTGCAGTCCGTTTACATAGGCCTTGCCGAGCTTGGCCAGTTCTCTGCTGAAAGACTTTTCTTCTTTTTCTTCGTCTCTTAAAACATCCATGTAGTCATCAATGTTCCATTCATCAATTTCATATCCGTCTTCGTCATATTCTTTATACATTTTTACCTCCAGTGCAGTTCTGTATGGCCGTCCGATCTCAGTTCTGTCCGGATGCCATACTTTATTTCGTAATCCTTCATGCTTGGCAGCTCTCCGGTTGATTTCCATTCGTTTTGAAAATCAATCAGCATCTGCCGGTATAGATCAACCAGGTCTTTAGGGCTGTGTATTTCTTCCTGGAAAGAATTTTGTTTGGCTGGTAGGTAGGTAAGTATCTCTCTTGGGAAAGGGAAATACTTAGACCTTTCACAATGCTTGGTTACTGCTGTATAAACATCGCTGTATTGGTACCCTTTAAAAGCCTCTGTCCATTCATCAACTAACTTGTTTTTTTCGTCGTTCGAAAATGATGCAAAATAGCCCTTATATTTTTGACTCAAAAAAGTGAATAGTTTTATCGTTTCATTTCGATTCATATTTTTTGCCTACTAAATAGATAGAAGATCTATATACATACCTCCTACCTCCTACTCCTTTTCCTTTCCTTTCCTTATCCTTTCCTTTAGCTTACTTTTTTGCTTTCGGTGTCTGCTTATCGCGTTGCTTATCGGACTGCTTACTATTCAGAACAGAAAAGCACTTCGGAAAGCACAGTGTGTAAGCACTTCGGAAAGCACCAAGAAAAGCATGCTTACTTTTTTGCTTTCGGTGTCTTTTTAGCTGTGCCGCCCTTACTTCCGGCAGCTGCTTTTTCTTTGGAACTTGTAAGGTTTGGCTCCCATGATTCCCATATGTCCAGAATGTGTTCGCCGAATTTTGAAGTGTCCGGCTCTTTGTCGAAGAACATATAGTCGATCATTGCATCCAGCAGAAGGACCTTGTCCTCATCGCTCTGCCTTTTCAGCACAGTTCCAAACGATCTAAAAAAAGTAAATCCTCTGATCATAACAATCCACCTTCATTCTTTTCCTGGAGCGCCACTTTGACACATGGAGTTTCGGAATAGACCTTTTCCACATGAAGTAATGTCACCTGTTTATCATCTTCAAATGCAATGCCGTTCAGTGAATCCAGGACGATCTTTGCGATATTGTCACAGTCCGGCTTTATCAATGGCCGGATGTACTTATGCAGCATGAGACCGGTTCTTTTCTTCGATGTGCTCTTAGGGATTGGGAAATCTGCTTCTATGTATGCTGCAATGTTCCCCCTCATCAATTCATGCCCGGAATAGACACTTAGGTATCTATCCCGAACAAAATTCTCATAATTAACTGTCTGCTGTGGAGTATACGTCCTGACAAATGCGCCCTGTCTTGAGAATTTAGGGCGCTGCTTGGCCATCGGCTTTCCGGGGATCTCAAAATAGCGCTTTGGGCTATTCATTTATCACTTCTCCGGTTTCAGCATCGAATACTTCCTCATATTCGGCCTCATAAAATTCATTTGGAACTTCTGCCATATCTTCCTTGATCTCCGTCTTGATTGTTTCGTCTTCAGAGATCTGACGTGCAAATTCGACGCTTAACGGCGCATATTTCAAAGCCTGTTTCAGCACAGTCTTCTTGGCCATCGCGTCAAAATCCGTCTGCCAAGGACCGTTACTATAAGTTTTCGAATACTTCTTTCCATGTCTTTCGACATCCTCTCTGGACATGACTTCAAAGCCATAGGCTCCTTCATTTCTCCAAACTGCGTAATAGCATATGATCTTTCCTCTGTCCTTCATTGCCGGTTTGTGGACAAGATTCGGATTCAATCCATAGGAATACTCAAACTCATCATTTTCATAGACTTCGTGGACTTCCACATTTGTCCCGGATCTATGAGCTAGATTAAGTAATCCTTTATATCCGATCTGGAACTGTACCTGCTTTCCGTACGGGATCAGATACGCTTCTCCTAGTGGAGTGTTCGGCTCAAGGCCGAGCTGCGCTGCATTCATCATTGCCGCCAGGAATGACTGCGGTGTACACTGCGCCAGCTTCGGTGTATTGCTGATCGCCGATAAAGTAATTCTTGTAAATCGTTCCGGAGTCATCACAGAAGGCAGAGCCTTTGCAATCTCGCCTTCCATGACCTTCACATAATCTTTTATTGTCTGTGGCTGCTTCTTGGCCACGTTATTATTGGTAGTCTTTTTCGTTAATTCCTGTTTATTAGCTGTTGCCATGTTTAATCCTCTTTCTTTTCATTTAGATCCACGTACCAAAGGCTCTTTTCATTCAGATCCACGTACCAAAGGCCAGTGGATTTGTCGTATTTCAGTTCGTCATAAATTCCGATAAAGATATTCAATCTTGTGTCTTTGACGATAAAAGATGCGTTTGATGGGTATTTCCCTTTTCTCAATTTAAATGAATCTCTTTTCCCTTCGTATCCTCGAGTGAATACCAGCTTGTTTTCGTCAATCCCAAGCCGGATGAACGGTTCTTGCGTGATTTTATCCCCGCATCCATTAAGGAATGATATGCGGACAGAATCTCCTTTTACTCCATAGCCGTAACTGATTGTGACATCATGTTTTCTTATCTTGTTCGATCCGTTGCTCTTTTCCAGCCAGTCAACTGCCATTCTTTACCTCCTTGATTCCGAACTGTCTATACGTGCTTTGCTTCAGGCACTTTTTATAAACATCCGGATATTCTTTTTTCAATAGATCTGTGTCAATGGAAGTCTTTTTCCTCTGCTTCCAGTTGACGTATGCTTTATCTGTCCTTCCGGAACAATTCTGGCCGAGCTGCTGCTTCAACTCGGACTCACATTTTCTTTTGATCGTCCGGAACTCTTTTATCTTTAAATTGACCATTGCCAGCATCTCGATAACGTCATCCACACCGATCAGATCGATCGTGTCATCGTTTGCATCCGGATATAGAGCTTTCAACGCTTCCTCTGTCGACTCTGATCCATCGATCGCCGGTTCCTGGTCACTGGTCACCAGTTCCCAGAAGTCCTGTTCGTACGTGATCATCGTTTCGATGTACTCCTCGTTTCTTTCGATTTCCAGAACATAGAAATCTTTGGATAACACAAGGACCGCTATATACCACTTATCCAGGCCTGTGACAGCCATGTAATGCTGGCACTGTGCGTAATAGGTAGGTGGTACATCTCCGCCTGCATAATCCGTTTTGTTCAGCATGTTCGTTGTTTTGCACTCAAGTCCGGCCTTCTCACCAACGATCAATCTGTCCACATTGGCCAGCATGAACGGATGTTCAACACTTTGAAATGAATAACCGGATCTGCGGACCTTCTTGCCAGTCAGCTCAGTAAATCTTTCGGCCACATATGCTTCCAGATCACGGCCCTGTCTCATTGCTTCATTGTCATAATCTTTCTTGATCCTGCCCGTCTTTTCACACCAAAGCATGTATGGCGACTTCCAGGCATTCAATCCGAGGATGACACCGGCATCGGAGCCGCCGATACCTTTCTTTCTTCCCTCCAGCCACTCTTCTCTTGTAGCCGGGAGCTTTTCTTTAATAAAGCTCATTGCATGGCCTCCAAAAGCCTTTTGGCTTTTTCTACCGGAGCCATGATCGCATCGGCTCTTTTTTTACGCTCATTTATAAAGTGTTTTAAATTATCTTTGTTTCCCAGCCGATACCCTTTCTGATCAGAAGTACCGACAATCATGATGTTTGCGAACTTTCCGTCATTGTCTGCATTGATGTCCTCAATGGCCTGCCGGATCACTCTGTCTGACAGGTGGGTGATGTCCTTCAGGTAGGATCTGGACACGCATCCACGCTCTCTGATCGTGTCTATTATCAGTTGTTTCAATTTAGGCCCTCCTGGTGTTCTTCCACCAATCTTTTGGAAACTGCTTCGCATTCCTTCATGAGCAGACTGCCTGCTTCATGCATGGCTTTTCCCATTATGCTTTTGATCTGGTCAAACACCTTTTCATCAACTCCCATTTTGTGGAATGAGTATAAAGTGGCTGCATCCAACTCGCCTTTGGCGCACACTCCATCGTCAGTGATCCGGATATCGCATTTAAATACCGGAACGTCATTATTATCTGTTTTGTTCATAAATCTCCTTTTCCGTGTTAAAATAGAGACGTAAACATAAACGTTTACGCTCGAGCTGTTACGTGGTGGTTTCAGCTCCTTTTTATTTTCATTTTCTTGCAAAGTTCCTCTGTTGAATAACCCCCAAATGGCAGCGGTTCAATGCCTAAGAACTTGGCCTTCCTTAGGATAACTGAATAGCTGTAACCGACAGCTATAGCGAAATCCTTCAGTTTAATTACGTCATGATCCAGCGCCCATTTTTTCTTTTCAAGGCTCCAGGGCCTTTCCCGCCATGCCTTCCACTCCTGGTACGGTGTCATGGCAGCATCTCCAGAAGTGTTCCGGCAACAATCTCGATCAAGACGATTGCAGCGAACAGACCGGCCCATACCGCTACCATCTTCGAATCTTCTTTGATTTCCTTAAGAGCTCTTTCCTGCTCCGCCCGCTGTTCCTGAATATCTGCGCATAACTGATCAACGATGCGCTGGTTCTCAAAATGCTGGAGCTGTTCGGCGAAATCCAGAGTGACTCCGTCCATGCCTTTCCCTAATGTCTTCATGTCTTTTTCTCCTTTCTGTGACGGATTATTTCCGTCATTCTCTTACCTTGTATCGGATTTGTTCCGTTACAACTAAACGATGTGTCGGATTATATCCGATACATTCCTTTTTCTGCTCACCCCCTCCAAAGACAGCCTGACGATAGATAATGACAATCAAAGCTATAAAGAAAGGAGGTAAATAATTTATGAAAACAAGTACGTTCTGCGAATGTAAACAAAACTGTATATCGTCAGACTGCCTTTGAAAGAGGTGAACAAGGGTTATCAACCCATTTTTTGAATAAAAAAATTAGCCATTATAAATGCACTTAATATGGGATAAATCAAAGCCGCTCACTTCGGCAATCTTCGTGATTTCTTTGAAAGTGAAATCCGTAACACCCTGCTCCTTCTTAATGTAGGTGCTTGGTGCCATGCCGATCGTGCGCGCGAACTGTTCCTGATTCATCTTCATATTAGTCCGAATGGCTTCCACAGTTATCTTTTGCATCGCTTTTTCCTTTCTATGGGTTATCAACCCATCTGTAATCATTATACACAACTATAAACGGGTTATCAACCCATATTTTATTATTTTTTGTCTTTTTTTGGTTATTTTGTAGGTGAATAACCCACATCGATATGATATTATTGAATTATAAAGAAGGTGAAAAAAATATGAAATACGATAGTTTTAACAAGGCGGTCGGCGATTATCTCCTGGAATATAGGCAGAAGCATAATCTAACACAGCAGCAAATGGCTGACATGATCGGGAAATCAAAAGACTGGTACAGAGAAATTGAAAGAGGTCGTAACAGTCTTTTGTTCCACGACGCAGGTCCGCTGTGTGAAGCACTCGGAATTGACATTAGTGAATTGGGAAGATATGCAAGAGAGCACTCCAAGCGAACCTGACTATATGATAGTTTTCTAAAGGACATCATTCATGTCCATTTAATTAATAATATATAAATTGAAAGAGGCGAAAAAGATATGGGATTATTAAAAGGGCTGGGAGATAAGATGCTGGATGCATCGAAGTCAGCGATTAAAGAAAAGTTAGGAATTGAGCAGGAACAGGCAGGAGCCCCGACTCCACCGCCATTCAAGAAAAAGCAAAAGTTATGTGACGTGAAGTCATTCCTGGATGAGCATCATGCTGGAGTGTACTCGATCAGAAAGATTGATCCGGATTTCTTTGCTCCGGAAAAGGAGATAATGGAGCGGATCAGTATGACCTGTGTCAGGGTTTATAAATATAAGTTTGGATCATATACTGTAAAGTTGGTTCCAGAGCCAACAAATGCGCATGATCCAAATGCAATTATGGTCCTGTTCGACAGTGCATATGTCGGATATATTCCGGCAGAGCTGACCGGAGCGATGCGCCGATATATCGGAAAAGAAGGCTCGCTGCGCGGTGTCATATCAGGCGGTCCGGTCAAAGAAGTGTATCGAGGGTATGTAAAAGACTATCTATATGATACGAAGATCTATATTGAAACAAAATAAAAAAAACCATTACCAGCTGGTATCTGGTAATGGATCAGAAAACCTTCGAATGCGGAACGAAGTTTTTCTATGCTCATTTTACCACAGAATTGAGGTGAAATATATGACAATAATCAGAAAAGAATTCCCGGTCAAGGGAAGAAAAAGGCCGGTCGTCAAATACCGATATGCAGTTACGTATAAGGATCCTTTTGGAGAATCTCATCGGAAATATTCCAAATGGTTCCTATCACAGAAAGAAGCGGAAGCTGCGCAGGCGGAGTTTAAGGCAAGTCCGATTACATCCGGAGTTAAGCTGAGTTTTTTGAAACTAGCGAACGAATGTATCGATGATAAGAGATCCAGAGTGTCCGATCGGACGTACAGAGAGCAGAAAAGACGGGTGGAGACGTGGTTCAAACCGCTGCACAATCTGTCTGTGTATGACATTACCCCGATGCAGATAAAGAAGGTTTTCGAGCCGTATGAAGCTCGATACGCAACCGGAACGATGAACAAGGCCTTTAATTGTCTGAAGACCATTTTTGATTATGCCGTCCGTTTCTACGACCTTCCTTCTAATCCGATGAATAAACTCACGCGGTATAAAGAAACTGAAGAGGAGAAACTACACGAGATGACGATATGGAATCTGGAACAGTTCGAAATGTTCATGGCTGCGATCCCGGATGAAAAATGGATCTATGCTACACTTTTCCACGTACTCTTTTATACAGGTCTTCGGAAGAACGAGGCTTTAAGTCTTACATGGAATGACTTCGACGGAAAACAGTTGAAGATATGGAGACAATGGCAGGACGGCCGTTGGAAAACGCTCAAGACGAAGAATTCGAAACGGAACATCCTTTTAGATGCTGAAACAATAAAACGCTTGAGAGCGCTCAAAAAGCAAGCTCAGAAGGATGAACGATTTAAAAATTCGTGGTTTATTTTTGGCGACATGAAACCTATGGGGACCACCGAGATAGACAGAGTGAAAGCTAAAGCTATTGATGTTTCTGGAGTGCCATACATCCGGATACATGACCTGCGCCACAGCCACGCGAGCTATCTAATCAGCAAGGGTGTGAACATGGTAACGGTATCCAGAAGGCTCGGCCATAGCTCTATTCAGATGACAATCGACAGCTATACGCACCTGCTGCCGGATGCGCAGGATGAGGTGATAAACGCACTAACGAAATAGAAATCGTTGCACGATTGTTGCACACAAAAATAAAAAGCCTTTATTAAAAGGCTTGATTTTCGATGGTGGAGCCTAGGGGGTTCGAAAAAGCGATTTTTTACAATCAAAAACAACGATAAATAAAGCATTTTAGAGCCACCTAGTTACACTAAATGGCACTCAGTTTCATGAAATTGTTGCATAAATTGTTGCATAATTTTCTTAATTTTTCTATCAAGATATATTGACATTATAGGTATATACTGATATAATAAGAGTGTAAAGAGATAGGGGTTACCCAAGGAGGACAATAAAATGACAAACATGAACAGTGGTTACGCAGGATACAGAATGAGCAATAGAGCCGTTGAAGCATACGATTCCGGAGCTCGTCCGATCAGTAAATGGACAAAGACAGACATGATGGATGAGATCGAATCCATCATCGATGAATTGAATATTGACTGGACAATGAAAGATCTGAAGGCGCTGAAAGTAAAAGCGCTGCGTGAGCTGGTATTATCCTATGACAGCTGGCACCACACTTCGAGCTATTGCAATAACACAGATTTCTACCGAATTGATCCGGAGCGTATCGAAGGCATTACGTTAGCAGATATCGAAGAAGCAAAAGCCAAACAAAACGTTAAAAAAGAAGAACCAGAAAAGCGTGTGAGAGCTGAGTTCCTGGTATGGTCCGGAACAAGAAAGCACCCAAGAGCTGAGCGTATAGAAGCTGAAGGAGTCATCCGAGGCAACTGGTTCTATCTGGCAAACGGATCTAAAAAATCCATCAATGCAAAAGGGTTTGAGATTCTGGAGGTATTATAATGGCAACGACTGAAGCGCAAAAAAGAGCGTCGATCAAGTATGACAAAGCGAATACTGTTCAGAAGCTATTGAAGCTGAATAAAAGAACAGATTCAGATATCCTTGACTGGATTTCCGGGAAGAACTTCCAGGGCTATGTCAAGGCGCTGATCAGAGAAGATATGAAAAAAGCCGGAGACTAATTGCTCCGGTTTTTATTTGCAAAATAAGAATAGACTTCAAGGACTTCCTCTGCCGGCATGTCAGATGCAATTTGTCTGATCCGTCTGGCCAGTGCATGCCTATCGCAGTTAACAACAATTTCTCTGCCGGTCAGAACCTTTGTAATGTACCATGCGAAGGCATTGGCATCCACTTCCAGAGATTGATTCTCATAATGTTCGTGAGTAGAATCCTTATAATTCTTGAACCCTTTTCTCCATTCTCTGATTGTCGATTTCGACTCCAGATCAGTCAGAAATTGGGATACCACTTGATATTGGTATATATGCCTCATCTCGTGAGTGATAGCCACATACTCCAATCTGTCTTTATAAACAGAAAGATTCACAAGGATAGTGTTCTCTGTGGGAAAGGACCGCATCCCGGCAGTCTTCGGCATTGTAAAAGTTTCTGTCTGCTCATAAAGAATTGTTGGTTTATCTATGGTTAATAAATCGCATAGAAAGTCAATGTACGTGTCAAAGTCTAGCATGGTTTGATTGTAGCACACAACGTTTGAAATGTCTTTGCCATTGTTTTTTTGAACCATCATGAACCACGTTGAACCATAGTGTCACATTCGGTGTCAGAAGTGTCACATTCGGTGTCAGAAGTGTCACAATAAAAAAAGGGACGGACATATATATGTCCGTCTTGCGAAAATATCTAAACTTACTTTTTGAAACAGTTGAAGATTACGTGAGTTTAGACTCTTTTTATTTCAATCGCTTCCAATCTCAGCGATTTACCTGTCGTTCCGATCATCTGATCACCGTCACAAGGAACCCAGTCAGTCCATCCCAGCTTCTGGATATGACCACGCATTTTACATGGTTTTGAAGTTTTGATCTTCAGGGCTTCCAGTCTTCTTGCTTGCCCGGTAGTTCCGATGATCGTATCTTTTCCAGGATGATCATATATCTTCCATCCGATACCCTGCATATGGGCTTCTACTTTTTCAATGATCGTGCCGTCTGTGGTATAAATCTGTAAGGCTTCAATTCTCTTGCTCATTCCGGTTGTGCCGGCCATAGATCCATCGTGGATCCAGTCCATCCAGCCATATGACTGTGCATGTACACGGTAATTGATGCTTCCATCATTGATCGTCTTTTTAAAGCATTTAGGGCGGAAACATCCGATCATGTATGCTGATGAGAAAGCCTTCTTTGTAAACGATGAATCTTCAGGATCTTGATTTTCTCCAAGATAATAGCCATTGCCTAGCCGGTCGTCAGTGCCGGTATAAATGGCGATATGCGATTTTGAAAATCTTCCTCCATCCCATATTACAATGTCACCTTTTTTCAGTTCCTGTCCATTGAGTGCGATATCGTCACACCATTTAAGGATTCCATTAGTCGCTTTCAGATTAGCGATATCTTTTACGTAATTGGATTGCGTGCAGTTCGGCAGTGTATAGCCGAGCTCATGCGCATACTGCGCCACGGCATCCCAACACTGATACCCGTACGATTTATCATAATCAACACCTTTTCCGAGCCACTTCTTTTCAAAGGCATCGTATTTCGAATAATCGTAAACGGTTTTTTTGACAGCTTTCTGAATCGTTCCGGAAGTCTTTGAAAGTTGAGCATTGACCTTCTTTGCAATGTCAGGCATACGATCATACAGATATTGACCAGGGCACGGCTTGTTTGCAAAGTCCCGATGCACTGTCATATTGCATCCATTACGATGGTTGACCCGATCAGATGCATTGTTCGACCATACCAGCTTCTTGATTCCGTTCCGCTTACAAATATCAACCACCAAAGGAATGATCGCATTGTAGGCTTTATCTCTAACCGCATATGGCGGTTTAGAATCGGAAGCCACTTCAATTGTAATTGCTCTCATATCGTTAGCTTTGTTCGAAGAGCACCAGCTGGCATTCTTTTCCTCGACGTAAAGACCGATTGAGCCATCATATCCGATCCCATAATTGCTGGAAGCTTCCGGAGTACCATACTTGAACCATTGGCCACATCCCGCTGCTGTCATCTGACCGGCCATGCAGTGGATCGTGATCGTATCGATTTTGCTTCGGCCATTGTAATGGTTGGTGGTTAATATCTTAGTTTTAGCTAGACTTGAATTTGTGTATCCCATATTTATCACCCCGCTATCGTCATATTTTGTAAGGCTATATTTTTGGATAACATTCATAATATTCGTTACATAATTAATCGATGTCGCATAGCCGTCGGCTTTTATACGCTCCAGGTAAGCCTTCGGATCAGTGACTCCTTTGAGATTTGAATAATTTGAAATGTTTATAAAATCGAAATATCCAATCACTCCGGATTCCATGTTGGGAAACTTGCACCACTGCATCCGGCTTGTCACATAAAGACCGGTGGACAGTTGTTCACTGCCCACCTTGTTATAGATTCCTGATGCTGTCGGGCATCTGCCCTTCCGGTATTTAAGACCGAAATAATTATGCGCATTTACCGCTAATTCCGATGTTCCAGATGCACTTTCCAAGATTGCCTGCGCAATGATCGGAGAGTGAACCTTGATTCCATAACTGCCGGCATACTTCTTCACATATCCGGCAATATCTTCAATGAAACTAGTCATCGGATTTTTCTTCTGTTTCTCTGCCGTTGGCCAGCTCTTCCAGAGCTCCTTCCGGCATAGTTGATCTATCCATATCTGTGGTTACTGCCATCAGTTGGCCCTCCTTTTGAGATCTGCCACTTCTTCTTCCAGAACGTACACTCTTTCGATTACGGAATTGTGCTTGTCCATCTTCTTTTCCAATTCCATGATCCGATATTCCAAAAGCGTACGATTGCTCTTATTGGCGCTGTATGTGGCTATTACTGAGGGTATAGCCACACAAAGACCGCTAATGATAGCGGTCTGTACAACCGGATCCATTTACTGTTCCTCGACTTCCGGAAGGCCTGCAAGTGAAGTCAGCAAGCTAACAATGCCAGCAACTGCGCTGGCGCTAACTACAATTTTCCAGTCAACATCTGCCAAAACGTAGCTGGAGCCAATGACTCCGACTGCCGTTTGACATACTGTTTTGATTGCACGAATGGCCGCTTTTTCCCACCACTCAGCCGATGTTAAATACTTCATTTGTTTCACCTCTTTGCACACAGCACTCTAGCTGTGACTTTTATTCGAGCCGTCTGTCCATCGTTATTACGGACATGCGTCTCGATTGTATTGCTCGAATAATTAATTGTGTGCGTAAATATGTAGCACACACTTGATGCACGACCGTTGTTCGACGCATTTGATGTACTGAACGGGAAGCATCCAACGATTTTGTACCCTTCCGGGATTGACGGGTACAGCATAACTGTCGCATTTCCGTTTGCGTTTATCGATATATTGTCCTTTTCGACCGTTACCACTTTAAGCGGGTTGGACACCAGGTCATATATGTTTGCGACGCTTGAACGCATGCAGGATTCATACGTGGCTGTCACTCCGCTGACAGAGCTGGCATCAACCCTGAACGTGCATAGCTGGATCTCGTACACACCGTTCACAATATTCACATCAGCATCCTGAGTCAGCTGACGCAGTTCCGTTCCGGTGTCATATACGACTTTCAACGGTTCATCCGCATTGGATAGATCCATCTGCAGAATCAACTGGCCATTTAATGTATCGCCACTTGAAAGCGGGATTGATACAGATGTTTCTTCGATTTCAAAAAAACGACCCTGGATCATTCCGAATCCATGTGTGATATTAATTACGTTTGTGTCCACGCTGTCACACGAGATGTCACATCCATAAATGACACCATCAACGGTAAACAACATGTGCATCAATGCATCATATAAAGGAGCGATATTTACACCGCTCCACGTTTTTAAATTCGCTCCCATTTTTTAACCTCTATTCAAAATTTTCGTCAGGTCCAGACGGACCGTTCCAAACACCAATTTTATTGTCTTTTTTATTTCATACCCAGTCAGAATCGATGCTGTGATCATGCCGTCATGGATGACATTGACCAGTTGGCCAAGCTCCAATGTTCTCGGCGAGATCATCTCATCATCCACTGCCAGTTCGATCTCGATCAGATTGTTGTACTTAATCCGACTGAATGCATCCGCTGCAGCTGCTCGCGAAGCCTTTGCAAAGGTCGTGTCAGTCCCGACCGATATGGCCACCGTGTCCATTACCACCGGAGTGATCCGATCGGTATTCGAGCCATTGAATGTTCCATCCGGATGTAGGAAAAAAGCGCTCGCCTGCGACATGTTGCCGGAATTGCAGACAACGACCTTGTTCAAACTGTTCGTTGTCTGCTTCAGAGATATTGACCGGCTCAGCACATTCGGTAGTGCCGTTTCAATCAGAACGGTTTCGCTATTGTTTCTACCAATATACAGGGTGATCGTTTTATTCTGAATGTCCGGCACAGCCCGGACGAATACGTAATATTCCGTAGCACTTCTCCTGATCAGCGTGTCCCGGAGATTTATGACAATCCGGTGCTGACCGGTTGTATCTGATTTCAAGTTGAACCCCCACGAGGTCGTTGACGAAGTCGTCACGATGCTCAATCCTTTGACTCTTTGATACGTGTCGTTGTTTGAAATGAACCACCTGTCAATGTAATATTTCAAGCAATCTTCGAGACTTCCGGAGCCCTGATCGTTTGTGTCGAACACAATTTTCATATTGAAATAATAATCAACAAACGAGACAAATGTGACGGCCATTGTGGAGTCATTGATTCCCTTGAATTCGATCTTGTTTACAACTCCAAAATATTCGACCGCGCCTCTTACAATTCGGATGTAACATCCTTCTTCTATCGCCTTGTCAGAAGGAACCTGGATGGTATTAGTTACGTTGGCCAATGCGTCAACTTTATACGTCGGCTCATTGACAGTAGTGTGCGCCACCAGATTCATCGACAGATCGAACACTTCGACATTATACGCTCGCATATTCCAATTGAACCTCCACCGATAAGGTCACCGTGTCAGTCGATTCATGCGTGACGGTGATTCGATTTTTCCCGTATTCAAAGAACATAAATCGTTCTGTTCCAAAGTCACCGCTCTGATAAACGTTGGCCACGACAGATCCGTCCAGCCTTTGCAGTGTAATTCCGTAGGGATAAGATGTTGCGTCGATTACCAATTTTCGATTATCGGCAATTTCACCAATGTAACCGCCTGTTGCTTTTAGAATGCCGTTGACATAATGTCTCCAGATCGGATTGACACATGGCCCGTATATAGATATCTTTGTCGGGCACTCCTCGATCGAATCCGACTCGATGGCCACCGTCTCAGATTCTGTATCTGAATACCGGCATGCATCATATGTGTAATCGTAGACCTTACCTCCGCCGGACGAAGTAGTGCTGGATGATGCGGTCGCGGTTCGATACCAAGGTCCAAGCGATATCAGTTCGATATCGGCCTGCATCTCATCTTTCGTGACCATTTCGTCCTTTTCGATTTCCATCAGCTTGACTCTTTTTCGAAAGGTCTTATATCCCTTATAAGTCAGCACCATTTCTTTCCGGTTTGCGAATTGAACGAAATCAAAGTACTTCTTATAAGCATTCGGTCCCTGGAAAAGGATCGTTCCTTCGATTGAAGTTTGTTTGTAATTCTCTTCCAAAGGGATCCATCTGTTTCCCGCTGCAATGAAGTCGGTGTTTTTCTTGAATCCGAACCCCTTGGCTCGGACAAACAGATTGTCCCTTACGAGTAAATCGTAGGTATGACCTACGCTGTTTGTTAATGTCATAATCATAAAGCCATACCTAACTTTCTATTGATACGTGGCTCCAATGTATCGGCCACCTTGTCGCCATCCATATAAATGGATGTGTCTTTGCTAAGAATCTGGCCAAGGATCGATACCACGTCATCGATCTGTGCCTGCAGGCCGATTGTTGCATCATCTACTGTGTAGTTCATGTTCATCGTTCCGGACATATCGCCACCACGTGTCAGATTCAGCATTTGCTGAGATTCGGATAATGCTTCATCCGTCAGTCCATTGATTGCTTCCAGAACGGTGCCGGCATTCTGATCGATTCCCATTGCGATACCTGCAGGAATCCAGTGACCGACTTCACGTGCGAACACACGAGATGGCGAGCCGATATCCAAAAGGCTCTTTGCTTTCTGCAGGGCGTTCGATGCTAAGTTTGTCAAACTGCTGAACAGACTTCCCGCGGCGCCTCCAATTCCGGACACGATACCAGAGATGATGCTTGAACCGATGCCTGACCAGTCTGCATTTTTAAAAGTCTGAATTGCTTCGCTGGCCACTTCCGATGCTTTCGTCAATAGATTCGACGGCGATAAATTGCTGACGATCTTGCTAATAGCTCCGGTACCACCGGATGCCCAGTTACCGGACAAGAAGTTCGTAATTGCCTGCGATGCTAAAGTGGCTGCCTGGCTAATTAGCTGACCGACTGCCTGGATCAATCCCAGTACGATCTTTCCGACCGCCTGGATACCAGCCGTAGCCCAGTTACCGGCAGTAAATGCAGTGATTGCTGCCTGGATCAATGTAGGTATGTTAGCAACCAATGTTGGAATTGCCTGGATGATTCCCATAGCGAGGTTGACAATCAATTCCATGCCTCCGGACACAATTGACGGCGCATTCTCCGCGATGATCTGAGCAAACTGCAAAATCAACTGCGCTCCCTGCTCGATGAATGTAGGTAGTCCCTGAACGATGCCATCAACGAGATTGTTCAGCATCGTCAATCCGGAATCAATGATCTGTGGAGCATTCTGCTGAATACCGCTGATAAAGTCACCAATCAATGACATTGCATTGCTGATGAATTCGGGAATGCCTGTCACCAATCCCTGCGATAACTGAGCCAGCATCTCCATACCGGCCGCCAACATCTGCGGCGCATTCTGCATAAAATATGTGACGATGCCACCTACGATGTTACCGATCATTGGCAAAACATTTCCGGCAAACGTTCCGATCGAAGTCAATAGATTGTCAATGTACGGCTGGAGATCCCAACCTTTTGCAATCGCTCCAAGCAGGTCATCTGCTGAAGCTCTCATCATGGCAAAGGATCCTGATACCGTTGTGCCTGCTTCTGTTGCAGTCGTTCCGGTAATGCCCATTTCTTCCTGGATTACATGGATCGCTTCAACTACATCCGAATAGTTCGATATATCGTAGTGCACTCCGGATATCGCTTCTGCATCAGAGAGCAAACGTTCCATTTCAGTCTTTGTTCCGCCGTATCCAAGTTTCAAGTTGTCCAGCATGGTATAGTTCTGCTTGGCGAAACCTTGATATGCGTTCTGGATGTCTTGGATATTAGATCCGAATTTATTGGCATTGTCCGACATGTCGACCATTGCCATATCTGCATACTTAGCAGCTTTCTGCGTATCCCCTTCCAGTGACTGGATCAGAGATGCAGAAAAGCTGGTAACCTGCTCCATATACTGGTTCGCAGATACACCGGCTGTCTTGTACGCATTCTTCGCATTCGATATTACAGTATCAGCGTGATCTTTGAACAATGTTTCAACGCCGCCGATCGACTGCTCCAGTGCAGCACCCTGCATTATCGATGCCTTTATCACCTCGGCTATGGCGCCGGCCGCCAAAAACTTTTTGGCGCCTGACAATATCTGCCCACCAAGAGACTGACCGACCGAATCGCCAACTCCACCGCCGAGCTCTTTTTCTAAATTACCTTTTATGCCCTTTGCAGAAGGCATGATCTGCACATAGGCTTTTCCGATTTCAGTGCTCATTTTTAATTCTCCTTCTGCTTTCTATCAATGCCTTTTTCAACTCTTCTCCAGAATTGAACACGGTTGCCTTTTCAAGCGCATTACGAGTCTCCTGCTCCTCTGCGCCGGTCAATGCATCGACGATTGATTTAGGCCGGTTACGGCCCTTAGAACCGTCTTTGGTCTTCATCCAAACAAGCGTGCTCAATCTGTCGACGATCATGGCATTGAGTAGTGTGTCTGTCGGAACGCTCTGCCCCGACAGGATCATCATTGTATGTGAGTCTGCCCTTAATCCGAGAAAAAAAGTCGCCACCCGCAATGCAGGTAGCGACCGATAATCATATATGTGGTATGTCTCTGCGAGGTCACACTCGAGGGCATCCTCACACCTATGAATAACGCTCGCAAGGGCTACTATTTTTTTAAGTCTTTACTTCCTGAAGACATGATCTCGGAAATCGTCGATTCGACCGCGTCGACCGGCACGATTCCTTCGTCGTCTCTCACGAACTCGTAGAGTCTCTTCTGTTGCTCCTTACCCAGCAGCAGTTGGCAAACTCTGCCGATCCTAAGCGGATTGTCTTCGAGCTCAGCCAGAGCATCCACTAGTTCCATGTTGTTTAGTCTTGCTTGCGAAAGTTCAAACTCAAATCCATTCGATGTAGTGCCCTTCATGCGTTACCTCCTTTTATTCTCCAGAGCTCGCAATGCCCTGAATGTATTTGTATGCCGTATTTCCGTCGGCATCAGCTTTTGCAGTGATCGTCAATTCATAACCGACCGGTTCATTGTCTCGATATACAATTTCGCCGATTTCGGTCACCGACCCATCTGGAATAAGCATGCGGAATGCTCTGCTTCCAAACAATGCGTCAATGACATAAACGTGAGATCCCAGCTCTTTTGAATTGCTTTTAATTGTGATGCCTTCCTGCGCTGATCCAGTGACATTGTCGTCCCCATATGTGGCTTTCATGGCCACAATGTTCAACGCTTCGATCAACTTCCAGGTAAAGGTATCTTCCTTTGAAGTCTGCGTAACCAAAACGGTGTTACCACCCCATGCTTTGATGGATTCGGATTCACGCGAAATATTCTCGGCGACCCCGTCTTCGGAAACATATCCCATTTCTTCAAACGCAGCATCCAATTCATCAACGGCATTTTGAGGCAGCGTAGTTCCAAGCGGCGCGCGATAGATTGCGCCGGCAACTTTTGGCTTTGCAGCTGCAACATTGTTAACGCTTGACATTTTTTGCCTCCTTTAAACTTCTGTATGCACGATGTCGAACACAGCCTGGTACCGATGCCGCTTTTCAGTGGTATCAGTAAAGTTATAGTCGGAATTCAAAGCCGATCTGGACACACATGGAAGTGTGGTCAGTCCAGACATTGCATCCTTGACCATTTCATTGAGCGCAGCTGCCTCGTACATAGACGGAGCGTATGACCGCACTGCAAATGTGGCTGTGTATATGTAGTTTTCCATTCCTGATCCGGTCTTTTCTATGACAACAAACTCATCTGGCGCATCTTCCGGAACTTCCATGCGAACCGGAACTTCTAGTTGTCCTGCCAAATAGTTGAGAAGTTTTTCTTCAATCATTTAAGCGCCTTCAGAAGTGTATTGTTTTTTAAAGTGTGATGATAAGCATGAGGAGTGGCTGCGTGGACGAACCCGACAACACGGGATCCTCGAACGGATACTTCCGATTCGAAACCAGTGCATGCTGCATTGGCACTCTCAGCCACCTGCTGTGTCTTCTCGCTGATCATATCAGCACACATATTCTGCAGAATATCCCGAACACCAGCGCTGTTCAGTTCAACCCTAACATTGCTACTCATACGCTTCCACCAACACTTTCTTGTTCCAGGACAATGGCACGTTTTCTTCAATAAACTCGACGACCGGACCATATGTGTGCCATGTCTTTCCAAAAAAGGAGACCTTGCGGTCTTCCCATTTATTTGCATCGCCTTTCGGAATGCATAAGCGATAAACCGCATGTTTGCCATACAGCTCCGTGGCGCTTACAACATCATCCTGAGTCAATAGCTCCGGAATGACATTGTCCACCACGATTTCTTTTTCCTGATAAATCGGAGCATTGAATGCATCTACTCCAATCTGTTCCTTATCATAAAGAGTGACCGCGATTCCTTTAATCAAGCTCGCCATACATGTCTACCAGTCCATACTTTTGCCGTCTTAAGCCGAGTCGTTTTAAATCTCTTTTCAAGACGAGTGTTCCGCCACCTGGTACCAAAAACGTTCCGGAAACGGAATAACCGCCGACCGATTGCGACATTTGTGACAGCGCCTGCGATTCGACTTCCTGATTCAGGACCCGGACCACTGTGTCAACTGTGACTGCTTTTGCGACGCGGGCAACGTTTTCGTTTGTATCGCAAAGCTCTTCCAAATCCTTCCCCACAGATTCGGCGTATAAATTAAGCTCTGCAGATACCGACTCAATCAGAAACTGCGCTCTTTTTTCTTCAGATGCGGACAAGTTCCTTCCGTAGTCCCTGATATCGCTGATCGATGCATAGTCCATTACTGATCACTCTTTTTCTTTGCCGGAGCTTTCTTCCGTGGTGGCTTCTTATCTTCTTTTAACTCCGACCAGTCGCCGCCACTTATTTTGGAAGAGCATTCAATGATTGCTCCAGTCACTTTGTTCAGATAGCGAGCCATGCGCTCACCTACTATTCAGTTACGATGCGTGCAAACGCTTTTGGATCTAAGATTCCCCATCCGATATAAGCTTCGGCACGGATATATACCTGATTGCTTCCTTTCAGGTCGACACCGCTGTTGTCTGGATCTCCATATGGAATGATTTCCATCGGGATTTCTTTTGCAAATCCCCATCTGAATGCATTTGCAAAGTCGCCTACGATTGCCTGGTCTGTTCCGGCATCGGATACGGTTTTGTTAACGTCACAAGTTAATCCGGCGAAAGTTGTTGGTTTCTGGCCAAAGCGGAACTCAGGATATTGAGCGATTCCATTAGCTTTGATTTGTCCCATTGCGCTACCGAAGGCAGTGGACAATGCCATACCGTTTACGTCGCCATCAGCACCTTGAACCATTGCAATTGCTGCGTCCAGATTTTCATCTGCTTTAGCTGCGACATAAGTTACTTTCTGGGACACCTTGCTATCAAAGTTGTTGGCGCCTACTACTGTCGAAGCTTCACCAGTGCGAGGATTTACACCGTGCATTCCTGCTAGGTCCATACCACGTGCTAATTTCTTAGCGAAACCATCATTAAATTGTCTCAATACTTCCAACTGATATTCTTCGGAAGCTGTCATAAATTCATCAGATACACGAGCTCCATATTCAAATTTGATAGGAACGACTGTCACTGGATCAAGAGTCAGACCGCCGTGAGATTTCTTTCCACCTTCTGCCACGATGTCTACTTCGTTCGGCATATTAAATACCATGTATTTATTGCCTGTGAATCCAATCGGCTGCTGGCCGGATAATACTGCCAGGGAAGAATGTCCCTGAACTTTTGTAAATAAATCTTTTACTAAAACAGGATCAAAATTAGAACCCATAGTCGCCGCTGCTACTGTAATTGCTGGCATGTTTAATTACTCTCCTTTCAGCCCATTTAATAGCTTTTTCATGGACACCGATTTTGAATCGATGTCGGTAGGCTCGGATGATTTGCTTGGGGATGCCGGTCGGTTTGAGCCAAGCATCGCTTTTAATGCATCGGCGCTTTTGCTGATGCTTTCCTCATCAGAACCTTGCAAAAAGGCAATTGATTCATATGGAAGACCTTTTTCATGCGCAATTCTCGTTTTTGTCGAGCCGGTCTCGTAAGCGCTGATCTTTTCGTCTCTTTCCTTCAATTGCTTTTCAAAATTGGAATACTTCTTCGCATTATCTTCGGCAGATTTATTAAGTGCTGTAATCTGTGAATCGTAATCGTTTCGGATTTTCTCAACTTCATCCGGGCTGACAAATCCATCAAATTTCTTAGCAAATCTTTCCATTCTGTCTTTGATACGTGCGTCGAATTCTTCCTGTGTTGTAATTGCTGTAAACTCAGCCATTGTTTTCCTCCTACTTTGCTCGCTATAGGTAAGCGTAAAAAAAGCGCATCTCTGCGCTAATAAGAAACTCTCTGCCTTCTCCTCGCCTGTTTGGTTTCTGAACATATCCAGTACGCTAATACCGCGCTTTCCATGAGGCAGATATCGAGGCCTTCCTTGATGCTCGAATATCCGAATCCGCCATGCGATCCTATGTTCCTGTGTTCACAGTTTGAAACCACTGCGCTGAGAGACGGCTGTCCCTTGTGCCGGACCTTATCCTGGAAGACCCCATTTTCGAATGTGGCATTGGCCTTTATGACTTCTGCCACAGTTGGAGAAATCGGCTTCATTAGCTTTTCCTCTTCCATGTCGTCAACCATGATGCTCCGTCCGTTTTCTCCGTCCACGACCACTTTGGCCACGTCGGATTTTTTTAAAAAATCAAGCATCCAGCCATTCCCGTTCCGGACCGACTGGCAATCAATCGACTCAATGAATATGTGTCCATCCTCGGTACGTACAGCGATAGACATAGCCACATATTCAGATGAGTGACTGTACTTGATTCCAACAAACAAAGGCCCTTTCAACTGTGGTAGATCCTCCACCTGGAGTGATCTCCACTCGGCCTCTGTTATTGCTGATTTTAATGAGTAAGTAAACCAGTATCCCAATCTTTGAATTGTGAAGTCAAGATCATCGCCACGAATTTCTGAACGGATCTTTCTTTCGTCCAGATGATAGCCAAATGACGGGTTCGTTTCTCTCCAGAGATCCACATCTCGCAGATTCTCCGGTTTGACATTGACTCCCCATTCTGCCCAGCCGGTCTCATAGGCTTCGCCTTTTAATGCGCTTTTGCGCATGTCTGGAAATACGGTTCCTACACTCTCCATTGTGGGTGGTGTCCCGCACAATATCGTTTGCGGATTCTTCGAATCAGAAACGGTATACACGAGCGCGCCTTCCTGCATCGTCGTATATTCCTGCGCTTCATCGATTACGAGTAAATCGAAACCTTCGCCGAGGCCTCCGTCTCTGGATCTTGTTCGGAAAACTATCTTTCCTTTTTGATAAAGTTCAATAGCCTCTTCTCCGGATTTTTGGGTAATTTTAAAATGTTTCTCAGTGAGCTCGCCTTTATTAATCCGGTTATATTCGATATAACCAGCTTCTTTCATAACGGTGCGCAGTCTTGACCACGCAGCTCTGGATGTGGTTGTTCGATGTGCCGTATGACACATCTGTTCACCATGCTCAAGGCCCCACAATTCTCGGATGACGATGATCTCGTTCTTTCCATTTCGTCTTGGGACAGAATACCCAAACTTCTGATGGATCCATAGACCATCAGAATTCACACCCATAATGTCTTTAATTAACAGCTTCTGCCATTTGATCGCCTTTCGGCTCGATGCCTCATACAGTTTCACTGCCTGAGTGCCGAAAGATTTCTTGTATGGCAGGATAAAAGAAGAAGTAGGAGTCTGTCTACCTTTTTTGGCAGCCATCTTCCTACCTCCTATCTGTTGTTGTTTCTCCGTGTAACGCGAATCGATGCAGTCCGATGGTTAGCGCCTGTGCGCTCCATCTCTTCTCTGATCAATCGTGCCTTCGTTTGTCTAAATTCTCTATTCTGTTCTTGAGATATTCCTTTTTCCACCAGACGCGCCTGCTTAGGTGTAAGCTTCGACTGATCGGCACTCATCAGATCGATTGCTTTCATCCGCCGACCATCCTGGTAAATGTTCTTTGTATGTGCATCCTGTGAGAACTCACCAACTTTATACATGACTGTACAGTGACAGTCACGGTGCCGGACGTATATCTCTTTGCTACACGGGTAGTCGTACGTGCCGGCTAGATTCGCGCAATAATCACAGTGGTTCTTGCCGCCATGATATATCCGAATGATCTTAGGATTAAATCCGGAATTGTACATCAGATCGGCATTCTGAACGACAAAGTCATTTACTGCCGATTCAAGGAAGTTCTGCATATACCCGGAATCATCCAGAAGGAAATGCACATCGTCATAGCTTTCGGCATGATCCAGCCGGTTCAGGATGCCATCGATCCTGTTTTGATTCACACCTGGTACAACTGGCTCGAACCCGATTCCTTCCGCCTGGTTCATAAGCGACTGGACCCTTTTGCAGTATTCAGCTAAAAGCTCATTTCCACGAAGCATGGTCGGCTCAATGACCGCCTTCCCGATGTTCCAGTACATCATTCCGTCTGGAAGTATCGATGTGGTAATGTGCTTTCCAAAAGCTTTTGATAGAATGTCTCCTATCTCGACTGCGAACCTGTCTGCATCTTCATATGTGGCTGTCCCGTCACGAATCTTCCGGAGCAGGTTTTTCAAAATCTTATTCGACTTCAGCTCCTCATCAATCGTCTGATTTATCTTTTCCAGTAATTCCGGTGAAATATCTGTCATTCAGAATCACCCTCTGTATCCTCTTCCATCAGGATCCTGTCGACGTCTGTTTGTTCTTCTTCGACTCCGGAATTCGCTTCCATACCGGTCAGCGTTCTTAGATTCTTGGCGCCAATAAATCCAGGCACTGCCTGGTTTAATTTGATCGCGCCATCTCCGATCAGTGATAATGTCGACATATCCGGCTCGAAGATTGGCTCCCATAAAGGTTTTGTTCGATATAAAGCATTGCGTTGGTAAGGATATTCATCGCGAATGCATGCGCATAGATATCCGGCATTCAATAAGCCGATTCCAAAACTTGACTGCGCCTTTCTTGCGTATAGTCTTAAATTCTCGTGACTTGCCTTGATTGCCTCTGCACTCGAAGGGTTGTCAGAAACAAATCCTAAGTCGTCCACTGTCAATCCGGTCTCTCCAGCAAACATGGACGCGTACATCCTCAATTGGTCGATGTACGGAGTCATTGACTGCTGCTGGAACTGGCCAAGTGTTGGCTTATCTCCATCATCGTCTTTGTCAAACTGCATAAATGCAGACATGACAGCTTTATACTTATCCATCCTTTCAGCGTCCTGGCTTAATCCAGTTACATACTTCTGTGGGAATGAATAGAACTCACTCGATACCTCGCCTCTTAGAAGTGTACGCAGTGCCGACTGCGTATAACTCATGCATGCCCGGCTGATCCGGCTGTGTCCGAACGGCCGTCTTGCATCTGGTCGATAAATGACCGGAACAAGCAAAGGATATGGAGCTGTGTTCGGAACTTCATATGGTTCTCCAGCTTGGGGATAGTAGTATGTCATTCCTGGAATGAAATATGCTTCCAGTGTTGGGTTTCCATTCTTGTCTCTTTCGAGGACAGCATAGCCCTCTTTCAACATGTAGGTACGTTCGTCAATAACTCCAGTTGCATTGGAACCATCGATATTTTCCATCTGCGGGAACCCGCTGTCATCTTCATGAATGTAAATAAAACTGCAGGATGAAATCAATGCAGATAACACTGCACTGTCAATCAGGATATCCCGATTGTTCATGTCATAGATCTGGCCAATTTGGAAATTGTCATTATCGAACGTATAAAAAGACAGCCTGTCTGCCAGACTGTCTACTGCTTTTGCACACCATCCAAGTGAGGAAGTCATCCACTGCATTTCGAGCGGGATCATGCCTTTCAGATAGCGAGTTGCATTCTTCATTTCGTAGTATCTGTATCGGACGTTCACCCTTTGTCTTTTCAATTCCATCTTTTTTCTCAGGTATCCGATTCCTTTGTAATACGGCATTGTATTCCTCCTTCATTGTGGCTTTTGGGTCGAGAGAGTACGTAGTGACGGCGAACCTCAGCCGACCCGGCGAGGGGGGTCCATATGCCCCCTATTCAGCAAAAATTCAATAAATTCTATCTAAGTCAAAAAAATTAATAAAAAATATATATCCTATACGCTATGAGCCTTTAATAATATTTTTTTCATCCAACCAGCATGCAGGCCCTGTGTACCCGTACCACCCCGGGCTCCCTCAAAGGAACCGGGCCTTGCACTTTTAACTGTCACGATCTGTATGAAGTCCAGTCAGTCGACCAGGGAAGCACCCGGTTGGATGTAACTTCTGCTGATCCATTTGGATTCGCTCCGATAATCTTATCCGACTTCTGCCTGTTGCAAGTCCAATGTGCCAGCTGTAAGTTGTTGATGTCAGACGGGTGGCCACCACGTGCCACCGGTATAATGTGATCTATCACCGGGCTCAGGGGGTGGGGGTATTTATAACTGAAGTCCACCGGTCTATTACAGATGCCACACACCGTCTGCGTTGCAAAGATCCTCTTCTTGTTTCTCTCGAACTGTAGTCTGTGTGTACCATCCTGATCGGGTCTGTTCTTATTCTTGCTCATGATATCCAAAACAAAAGGCCAGATCATGTACGCTACTACACCGGTACATTACCTGACCAATTTCTATATGTTACATTATATATCAGGTTTTAAATGTGTGCACACATCTTTAATTTATAAACAGATCCACATCTGCCAGTAGTGTCAGCATCCGTCCATACGGGTTCTCATAGCCGAACACTGCGCGCAGTTTATCCCTATTGATTCCCTGCAGATAGCTGGATGCAAAGCGCAGGTCCTCATCCTTGATCTGCTTGAGGATAAGATCTCTCAATCCTTCTGCTTCCCGGATCTCTTTACTGAGCGTATGCATATGCTCGTTGATCTTGTCTTCTTCCGAATAAAGATCCAATAGCTTTGATGTTTTATCACGCCCTTTATTATCTATCCGTATGCCTCCGATCGGCGGCGACTTCGGCAGTCCCAGATCCTGCTTCAAATGTTTGATCTCTTCCAGTCTGTGCTGATAAAGATTCGCAGCGTTCCTGCAGTCATTGATTGACTGGATCTTTCTGAGTATCCTCTTTGCTTCTGATCTGTGCATGCTAGTCCCACCCCTTAATAAACTTACTTAAGTATATACGAGCCTGCCGGTATACCTCGGCCAAGTTGAAGTCAGTGAATGTCTTCAAGACTTCTATGTTCGATTGATCAATGTTTAAATATGTTTCATTGCTCAGTAATATCAGACTCCACGATGACTCCGATCTGTATTCACAGTAATATTCCAGGCAGGGATTCAGCTTCTGGATCTCTTTGAATACATCCAGGAATCTCTGTTCTTCTTTCCAAAGCTCGCCGCTCATGTGTCTACCTCCTTCAGGATCTGTTCAACCGGAGGCAGCTGCATCCATGCGATGATCCCTTTCAATCTGTTTGCATAATATGAATCAATCCACGTATCGTCTTCAGTGCATGCCACATAATATCTATGGCCATCGGTGGCCAGAACGTCAACCGACTGCAGCCATCGGAGATCGTCTTCGATGCATTCATGCTGTGCCGGTAAGCCCTGACTGCACAGTATCCAGTTATGTTGCCCTGTCAAAATGGAAGATCCTCCCCGGCAATGCCGGTTGTATCGATGTCGCTGGTGTAGGTACTGGAAGATGCCGGCACTCTGTAATCTGTGCCAGCTGTAGAAGACTGGTCACTGTTTCTCTTTGAATCTAAGAATTCAAGATTGTATACACTTATCTCTGTTCTGTATCTGGTCTCGCCATTGACTTCATACGAAGACTTCTGGATGGATCCTTCGACTAGTATCTTTGAGCCTTTGACCAGATATCTCTCGATCAGTTCGGCCGTCTTATTCCAGGCTGTGCAGTCAATGAAGTCTGCATCCTGCTGGCCGGGTTTAGGATTCCTTCTCTGTACAGCTAACGTGAAGTGGCAGTATGCAGCTCCGGAGCCGGTGGTCCTTAGTTCCGGATCTTTAGTCAGCCTGCCGGTTAGAATTGCTTTATTCATATCTATGCTTCCTTTCATCAACGAGCTTCTTGCAGAACTCGCAAACTTTTAAATATTCATCGTAATATGGTGTGTGGAACTCTATGCCATACCGCTGTTCTTGACCAATGATCCCGGTCATACGAACATCGCATACATTTGGATCAGGCCGCGGTTCCCCGGTTAAGTCGGTTAGCTTTATGTCCAGAGCTTCTGCTAGCTTTTCTAATGTAGAAAGGTGGAACTTCATTGGTGAATCTTTATCGCTTGATTCAAAATGGCTTACAGCTGATTGAGTGATACCCAGCTTTTCAGCTAGTTCTTTTTGCGTAATCCCTTTTTCTTTTCTTACTCTTTTGATATTCTCCCCGATGCACATTATTCCAGCTCCTTTAGAATATCGTCTATTGGGTAGTGCTTACCTGTTTTTGTTGCATTCTCATATCCCGACATAAACGCATCACCACTGTTCCCTAATAAGTATATGTGCCCGTCATCTAATTTTCTGACAATATACTTCTCCCCATCCTTGTCTACTACTTCATCACCAACATGGATCTCTTTTTCTTCTTGCTTTTTCTTCTTTTCGTAGTTGATGATTTTGTTGTATACATTTTCTATATCTCCGAATATTTGAACATATGTCAAATCACCGAACAACTCGTTTAAAACGGTTGCATCGTTGATGCCCTGATAATATTCAAGGATTTTGTTAGCTTTCTCCTGCATTGACTGCTCGCCTTTTGCAAAGCCTTCGTTGTATGCTTCGTAGTCATATTGTGGTTCTGATTCTTCTTGCTTTAGATCCTCGTACATTTCTTTCAATTCGTTATAGCGAGATTTCACTCTTCTGTAATGGTCACCTAAATTCTCATAACTTTCCCAAACCTTCTTATATCTGAATACAACTTCTTTGATGTGTTCATCAAGGGATGAAAGCAGTTCTTCTTTTGTCATATATGTAACTTTACTCATTTGTTTACTCTCCTATTCCATGCTTTAATAGCAGCTAAATAAGCTTCTTCTTCTGTGTCATACGTAATTGTAGACATGCTAGCTAAACAATAATCACAATGAACATTCGCTTCGTAACCTTTTCGAACTTTGAATGTTTCGATAGATGCCGTAAAGCCGCAAAATGGACATGGTATCAGTTCATTCATTTGTTTTTCCTCTCTACAGTTCTTTGTATTCCTCTGTCAGTTCTTTCAGAAACATCTTTGCTTCTTCTCCGATTTTCTTCATAGAACCTTCAACTCTGTTTGCGTAGAATGTGTTGTCATAAATTTTAGCGACTAGTTTATAAATAACATCTTCTAAGACATCTTGATTCTCGTATCGCTCTCTGTCGATTCCAGATGAACCATACGCTTCAATCTCTCCTGTTAATGCCATAACGACTTTAACAATATCATTTGCACACAATTTACTCATTTGTTTCTCCTCTCAGCTTTGGAAAATCTTTCATCACCTCTTGAATGCCATCTTTTAAGCCGTCTGCATATCCTCTCATGTACGGATTGTGTTTCGTATCATGGACAAACCACACAATTGCCATTGTCACAAGACCACCGAAGAACGCTACTACTTCACTCATTTGTTTCTCCCTCGATCAATCCCAGTTTGATAAACAAAGATTTCGCAACTTCGTCTTCTTCTGCAATGCTGTCAATTCCCATGTGATAATAATTTTGAAAAATCTTTGATACTAAATAAATTTCGTTACCTGTAAATTTCATTCTTCTTTCCTCTTTTCTATCGGACAGTCATCTGGTGTTTCGTTGTGCCAGTACCACCAGTCTATAAAGCGATGCAATCGCACACATTCTATGTAATTACCAAATGCATCCTTGGCAAACTCACATTTCTCGCATCTGCATCCTGTCATTCTTCTTTCCTTTCTGCTCCTGAACAGTAGTCATCTGGTCTCGTTGACATGTATGCGCCATAGCCGTCATAGTTCTCAGTACACATCATGTCAATGTAAGTATCATCAAATTTATTCATTTGGAAAAACTTACAATCCTTGCAACGAATCAAATCAGCCACTTCTTCTTTTGCCGTCCCAAAGTAACCACCTTCGTTCTTAACTATGACTACATCCTTTCTTATTTCATCAACATATCCATGTACGAATACTTCGTCACCTATCTTCATTTTTCTTTCCTTTCTGCCACCCAGCAATACCCGTCTGCCTGTGTGCTGTGTACATAGCCAAGCGTTTCATCTGCGTACCTATCGCACTGTTCATCAGCATAATGCTTGCAGTCCTTGCACCTGATAACAGGCACTGCATCAACAGTCGGCATCATGTCTATCATTTCTCGGATATCGTTTTCTGAATAAAGTTTCTCGTTTGGATTATTCAGATGCCCATAGTCTATGAATTTAGCAAGTGCATCTCCGTCAATCAATCTCATGATGTTCTCCTTTCTGCATACCCGCAGTAAAAATCATCATCTGTGTCAATGTGCGAAACCTCGTACGTTTCTCCGTATAGTGACCGCCACATATCGTCACTTTCGCAAAAACCAAATGATAATGGTGCTCCTGCATAATTCGTCTGCCGCCTCCAATGTTTGCAATCCTTGCACCGAATGATTTCTGACTGTGCGG